AGCCCTGCGCAAGTCGTCAAGCAGCACATCAGAGGTCGTGCCTATGGACAGCGAAAGCCGGTCGAATTTGCCCGCCATGAATTCCAGCTGCGCGCCCTGCTTGGTAAAGTCGTAGACCGCTTTGCCAACCTGCACGACCGTCTGCAGCACGCCAATAGCCTGGTTCACGCCAGTCACCAGCGTTGCCCAGCCTGCGCTGGCCTGCTCAGTGGCTTGCTTGGTCTGTGCCCCCAGCTGCTTGGTATTCTGCACGCTCTTAATCTGCGCGCCTTCCACCTGGTTGAGCGCGGCAAGCACCTTTTCTGTGCCTTCAGCTTCTATCGCGACTACGATTTCACTTATGCGTGCCATGTTTCCTCATCGCTTCGGAGTTCAGCCTGTTCTCAATCCACAGCGCGGCTCTGTACCCGTCATAATACGCCGCCTGCCTCTCCGCCAATTCCCACGCCGGCACTCCTGCCCACTTTGCCACAAAGAACAGCTCATAAGCATCCAGTTCGTCTTGCGGCGGCATCTCATAAACGTTCGGCGCGGACAGGTACGCCGCTATGCGTTTTTTGCTTCAGCCCCAAGCAACCGGTCTTCCGCAATCGCGCCTAAAATAGAGTTCAGCAGGTATACAGGCACTCCGGCCGCTTCAATGCCGGCTGCTGTAATCGGAATGATCTGGTCGTTGTCATCCTGCAAATCCCAGCGCGTCACCACCTGCGTCACCTGGTATACCAGCCTGTCCGCCCCTTGCGCTTGCTCAAGCTCTTTCAGAAAGCCCATCGTAACGGCTTGCGTCCGGTATTCCAGCTTCACCGGAAAATCGCCGGAGGCAGTCCTGTAAACCACCTCCAGCTTCTTGGTCTCTTTTGTAAGGTCACTAATTCGCATTATTGCTCCTACAGCGTGCTCAGGTTGGTAATGACCTCGATATTCACGGACTTAGCCCAGGTTGCATCGTGAATCGGCTTCAAACCAAATTCCATCGTGTACACGTTGTCCGTGTCCGAAGGGTCGCCCACCGCTTCAATCTGCGCCGGAAAGTCGATTGTAAGTTTTTGGTAGTACGGGGTGGCGATTAGCCCGCCTGTGGCTTCAATTCTGAACCACTTGGTGGAAGCAGCCCGCAGCGTGGCGATCAGTCCCAGCCCGGCAGTATCGGTTGCCAGCACGATTTTTCCGCTCGCGTTCGGTTCGCCTTCCACGGCCACAGCGTCCTGCCCAACAGGCCAGGCCAGCCCAAATTTATCGGTCAGGCTCCACTGCATCGAGAACGAGTTGGTCAAAGCGGTCGCGCCAGCCAAAGCCGCCTGCGTGTCTGCCATGTAGAATTTCAGCATGGTCGGCAAGATTGGGACCGGCGAAAGCGCGGTTGGCGTGCTGGTCAGGGTGATGCCCGTTTCCAGCTGTTTACCCACGCCGTTGCCGCTCACCCGGATTTCATTCCGCCCAAAGTCAAAGGTCAGCCCGCTCACGCGCGCCCCGGCCACCCGCCAGGCTCTGTCCGCGTCGCCCTGCTCAATGGTGAAAGTCTTGCCAACATCCGCGGCGCTCGTGTTCGAAACGAACGTCCACTTGTACGCGGCCGTTGCGCCCTGCTGCACGGGCGCGGCGTAGTGCATGAGGCCTGAAAGCAGGTACACGATTTCGTTGAAGGTTGGCTGCCCCTCGATGTTGATGCTTGTCCACTCTTTGTTGAGCGAAACAAAGCTGGCGTATTTGTTGCCCATTGCCCGGAATGGGCTCGTTTCCGTTTGTGGGCTTGGCTTCATCGTGACGGAAAGCAGCTTCTTGTTGGCCGCCACTGGCGTGCCCGCTGTGCTCTCCACACCCACTTGAATGCCTTGATAAACTGTTGCTGGTAAGGTCATAGTCACTCCTACTGTGTATGGACCCGAAAGTCCAAAATAACCGACTTGTACATGTTCCCCGCGTCGTCTGTTTCCGAACGCGTGAACTCCGCTTCCAGCACGCTGCTCACCACGTTACTGCCGCGCGTCTTATGCAGCAGGGTACGCAGTCTTGCCGCGATGCTGTTTACTGTCGTATACGTTTTTCCATCATCGTACGCGCTGATTTGCCAGCGCTCACCGTCCATCAGAATATCCGCGAACGCGTTCTTCACTGGCACCGCGTCGATCTGCGTGAACGTGACGAACGGGAAGGTCGCCGCTTCCGGCGCCTGGTCCCGATACACCCGCGTGCTAATCAGCGCGCTCAGCGTTGCGTCCGTCGTCAATGTCGAGTAGATCCAGCTCGCCGCGTTGCTCATAGATTTGCCGCCAGCGCGTCCATCGCCGCATAAAACTTCGGCTCGTTCACATCAGCTGCCGGGCGCATAAAAGCGCGCGGCGCCATCTTGTACGTCCCAAACTCCACATATCCGGCATACTCCATGCTTGCCGTAACCTTCGCGCTCGTTCCTTCAACCTGCGTCTTAATACTGCCTCTCAGCGCACCCGTATCCACAGGGCAAAGGGTTTTAGCGTCAGCTTCTATATCATAAGCCGCCTTAGCCACTGCCGCACGCACTGCGCCCGGGAAGCGCGCCGTTATTTCAGGAATGCGGTCATATTTGATAGTGGTGCGGAACGTAACCTCAACCATCTGCGGTATTTTCACCCTTTCCGCTCATGGCGTTCAGGCGTTCTGTCAGTTCCGCCACCTGACGTTCAAGCTCACGGATGCGTTTATCGCGGCCTTTTACCGCCGCCGACATCTTATCCAACTGTGCTTGCAAGTCTGCGTTTTCCTGCTGTAAATTCAAGATAGTCGCCTCCCTATCAGACAGCACAGTCCGCAGACCGCTGACTTGCGTTTCCAGCTGGTCTACTTTTGCCTCAAGCTGCACGGCGCGTTTCGTGAGCGCGTCCAAACGCGTTTCATACGCGCCCGACAGCGACGCAAGGCAGTCCGCCTTGATTTTCTCGGTCTCCGCGCCTACCCGCTTGCGATTAGCAATGGCGTTTACAATAACCGCGCCTAAACCGCCGCCCCCGAATAAAGCAGCGAATATCACCGCAAGCTGTTCGCCGCTCACGGCTTACCCCTGACCAGGGTTAGCCGCATTGCGGATCGCGCTGTACACACCGCTTGCCGTGATGCCTAACGCCAATCCATACACAGCCGCGCCAAACCAGCCGGCAAAGTCAACCGGCACGCCCAGGCTGATTTGATACAGCATACCCAGCGCAAGCCCGATGCCAACGCTGATACCGGTCAGGAGCTTTCCGCTTGCTCCGAATACCTTCGCAAGCTCAACCAACCCCATCACTACAAAGATCAAGGGAACGCCGTTCACAATCTGGTCAAAACTCATATCAAACCTCCGTCACTATCACGCGCAATGCTGTCGCGTGGCTCTTGTTCTTGTTCGTCCAGTGAACGCGGTAATTCACGCTGCTAATCTGAATCTGGTCGTTATCGGCCAGGGTCGTTCCAGCCTTCAGCGTGACCACGTTCACCTTCCCAACTTTGATGGTCGCAGCCACCTGCTTTTCAACGTCGCCCTTCGGTTCACCCAGCCGCGCGTTCACGGTCGCGTAGGTCGTCCAGGCTTCAGATTGCCCGTCCGCGCCGTTCGTCACCGTCAGCCGCTGAATGTAGGCCGTCTCCGGCAGGTTGCTTTCCTGCACTGCGCGCATTTGCGCCAATGCTTCCGTGCTAATCAACGTAGTGGTCATCACGCACCAATCCCACGCTCGCGATTGCGCCAAACGCGCTCGAACGTGCCCTGTACTGCGCTGCCAGGCGCAGCTTTGCATCCCGAACACCGCTGAACTCATAACTGCTTCCGTCCGCGCTGAATTTCAGCACATCTTGCTCAATTCTGCCTGCCCACAAGGTCAGCAACTCCGCGGCTGCGGCATAAACGTCATAAGTGAAGCCGGTGGCGTATACGCCAGTCTGCGTGCTTCCAAAGACAAAATAACCGCTGATGGGGTCTGAGCTTGCAGGCGTAAGGACAGTGCCAGCAGGATCTGAAAGCGAAACATCACTTTCCCAGTACCGGTGTTCGGATTTGAATTTAAGCTGAGTACCTGCCGGCTCCGGCAGCGCAGTCAGCGCGCTTATGTGATGGTACTCGCGCGCAAGGTCAAGTTGATCCTCAATCGCCTCGT